TACCTCAACGGCAACGAAGTCACCACGTTGATCAACGAGGCTGGCTTTCGCTTCTGGGGCAGCCGTACCTGCAGCGATGACCCGCTGTTTGCCTTCGAAAACTATACCCGCACCGCCCAGGTGCTCGCCGACACCATGGCAGAGGCGCATATGTGGGCCATGGACAAGCCCATGCACCCGTCACTGGTGCGGGACATCATCGAAGGCATCAACGCCAAATTCCGCGAACTCAAGGCCCAGGGCTACCTCATCGACGGCCAGTGCTGGTACCCCGAAGACATTAACGACAAAGACACCCTCAAGGCCGGCAAGTTGTACCTGGACTACGACTACACACCCGTACCGCCGTTAGAGGATCTGACCCTGCGCCAGCGCATCACCGATCGCTACCTGGTGGACTTCGCCAGCCGCATCAAAACCTAACCGGAGCGTCCGACCATGGCTCTGCCACGCAAACTGAAAAACATGAACCTGTTCAACGACGGCAACAGTTACTTGGGCGTTGCCAAGACCGTCACCCTGCCCGCCCTGGGCCGCAAGATGGAAAGCTATCGCGGCGGCGGCATGAATGGCCCGGTAAAGGCAGACCTGGGCTTTTCCGATGACGGCATCCAGCTGGAATGGAAAACCGGTGGCCTGGACCTGATCGCCCTGCGCCAGTTCGGCGCGACCAAGGCCGCAGGTATTCCGCTGCGCTTCACCGGCTTTTTCCAGCAGGACGATACCGGCGAAGACAGCCAGGTCGAAATCGTCGTTCGCGGCCGTCACGAGACCATCGAGATGGGCGATGCCCAGGCCGGCGAGGATACCGAACACGCCATGACCACCACTTGCAGCTATTACAAGCTGACCGTGGACGGCGAGGAAATCATCGAAATCGACCTGCTCCACTTCATCGAAAAAGTCGGTGGCGTCGACATGCTGGAAAAACAGCGTAGCGCCCTCGGCATCTGATCAGCCACCTGAATCCCACTCCTGGAGCACCCTATGACTACACCCGATTCCCCTGACAATCAGCCGACCGACAACACCGTGACCCTGGACACGCCTGTCAGGCGCGGTAAAAGCGATATCACCCTCATCACCCTGCGCAAGCCCAGCGCAGGCGAATTGCGCGGCATCCAACTGGCCGAACTGATCCAGCTCGACGTGACCAGCCTGATCAAGGTTATCCCGCGCCTGAGCACTCCCAGCCTGACCACGCCGGAAGTCACCAACCTGGACCCCGCCGACCTGCTGGCCATTGGCGGCAAGATCGTCGGTTTTTTATTGCAGAAGTCGGCCCAGGCGGACGCCTCCCTGCCTGCGTAGAGGACGCCATGGCCGACCTGGCTGTGATTTTCCACTGGGCCCCGGCCGATTTGGACCGGCTGGGCCTGCAAGAACTGATGGACTGGCGCGAACGGGCGCGGGTCAGGAGCAGCGCCACCCATGGCTAATACCCTGCAACTGCGCGTGTTGCTGAATACAATCGACCGGGCCAGTGCGCCGCTGCGTGGCCTGCAACGCCAGGCCAACCAGACAGCCCAAGAGCTGAAAGCCACCCGCGAGCGCCTGAAAACGCTCAGCGCGACCCAGAAGCAAATCAGCGAATTCAAGGAACTGAAACAGGGCCTGACCTCAACACGCAGTGCCTTGGAAGCCGCCCGGCAAAGCACCCGCCAGCTGGGCCAGGCGATCGCCCAAACCCCGAACCCCACCCGCGCCATGCTGCGCGAGTTTGAGCAGGCCAAACGTGGGCTACAACAGCTCACCGCGCAAGAGTCCACGCAAACTCAGCAGCTCCAGCAGATGCGCCAACGGTTGCAGGTAGCGGGTGTATCCACGCAACGACTCGGCCAGCATGAACGCCAGTTGCGCCAGGACATATCAGCGACCAATAGCCAGATCGAGGCCCAGCGAAAGCGCCTGGAAGCCCTCGCCCGGCAGCAGCAACAGGCAGCCCGAGCCACACAGAACTACCAGAACGGCCAGCAGTTGGCCGGAAACATGGCAGGCAAAGGCATGGGCGCGATGGCGGTAGGGGGTGGCGCGCTGTATGCCGGTGCAAAGATGATCGCGCCAGGCGTTAAATTCGACGCCAGCATGAGCACCGTGCAAGCCATCACCCGACTGGACAAGGACTCGGAAGAACTCAAGGGTTTGCGCACGCAGGCCCGTGAGCTGGGCGGCACCACTCAGTTCACGGCAGGCCAGACCGCCGATGCTCAGGGTTATCTGGGAATGGCGGGGTTCGACCCCAAGGCGATCAAGGCAGCCATGCCCGGCATGCTCGATCTGGCTGCGGCCGGTGGCACAGAGCTGGCGGAGACCGCTGACATCGCATCAAACATCATGTCTGGCCTGGGCCTTGAGGCCGCCGAGATGGGCAAGCTTGGCGACGTGTTGGTGGGGACCTTCACCCGATCCAATACCAACCTGACCATGCTCGGGGAAACCATGAAATACGCGGCGCCCATGGCAAGGACCTATGGCGTGGATCTGGAAACTGCTGCGGCCATGGCCGGCAAACTCGGTGACGCAGGCTTGCAGGGCAGCATGGGCGGTACAGCCCTGAGCACAATCATGAACCGCCTGGCTGCACCACCCAAGGCCGCCCAGAAGGCCCTCGACACACTCAACATCAAGACCGCCGATGCCAACGGCAACATGCGCGAGATGCCCGACATCCTCAAGGACATCTACGACAAGACCAAAGGCATGGGTACGGCGGTAAGGGGCGGATTGCTCAAAGCCATCGCCGGACAGGAAGCGGTCAAAGGCATGGCGCAACTGACGGAGCAGGCTGGCTCCGGCGAATTGCAAAAAATGATCGCTACGTTGCGCGAAGCTCAGGGCGAGTCAGCCAAGACCGCCCAGGTCAAAGGCGACAACCTGCAAGGCGACCTGAAAAGCCTGAGCAGTGCTTGGGAGGATCTGGGCATTGAACTGCAAGATCAACAAAACGGCACGCTGCGCGGCTTGTCTGCCTCTCTGACCGGCGTCATACGCGATGTAAAAAACTGGGCCAAGGAAAACCCCGTATTAGTCGCCAACCTGGTCAAAGGCGCAGCCATTGTCGCCGCACTAACCGCCGCTCTCGGCGCTCTGGCCCTGACCCTCGCAAGCATCCTCGGCCCCTTTCTGGTCCTGCGTCTGATGATGGCTCAGATCGGCATCCGCCTACCCAACTTGATCGGCATGTTCTGGAACCTGGGCAAAGGCGCCCTGCCCTTCGTCACCAAAGCCATCCTGTTGCTGGGTCGGGCTTTGCTGATGAACCCTATCGGCCTCGCCATCGCGGCCATCGGCACCGCGGCCTTTATCATCTACCAGTATTGGGACCAGATCGTCCCCTACTTCAAAGGCTTGTGGACGGAAATCACCACAGGTTTCAACGCCGGTATCGATGGCATCCTCACGACGCTTGCCAACTTCTCGCCGCTGGGCCTGTTTTATCAAGCCTTCACGGGTGTCATGAGCTATTTCGGGATCGAGCTACCGGGCAAATTCACCGAGTTCGGCGGCATGCTGATCGATGGTTTGCTCGCTGGCATCGGCGAAAAATACACCCTGGTCAAAGACAAGATCAGCGAGGTCGGCGACCAGCTCACCGGCTGGTTCAAGGAAAAACTCAGCATCCACAGCCCGTCCCGCGTATTTGCCGAACTGGGCGGTTTCACCATGGCCGGATTGACCCAGGGCCTGGAGGACGGCGAAGGCGGACCGCTCAACGCCATTTCCCAGCTGGGCAAACAACTGACCGCCGCTGGAAGCCTTGCCCTGGGCGCGGCAGTAACCCCGGCCCTGGCTATCGATGACAGCCCGCCAGTCAGCCCGACCAGCGCCGCGCCGATGTCCAGCCAGGACACCTACCACATCAATATCCACGCAGCGCCCGGCATGGACGCTCAGGCGATTGCACGCACCGTGCGCACCGAGCTGGCCCGTATCGATAGCGAAAAATCCGCCCGCCAACGCAGCCGCCTGCACGATCTGGAGTAACCATCATGATGCTCGCCCTGGGCATGTTCGTATTCAGCTTGCGCACTGCTGCCTATCAGGAAATGCAACGCCAGACCGACTGGCGCCACCCCAGCAGCAGCCGTGTGGGCGCGCGACCTGCACGGCAATTTGTGGGCCGCGGCGATGACGCCATTACCCTGCCCGGCGTGATCCTGCCAGAACTGGCCGGCAGCGCCCTGAGCCTCGACGCGTTGCGCCTGATGGCAGACACCGGCAAGGCCTGGCCCATGGTCGAAGGCAGCGGCCGGATTTACGGGCTGTGGATCATCGAAAGCATCAGCGAGACCAGGACGCTGTTCTTTCGCGACGGCACCCCGCGCCGCATCGAATTCACCCTGAGCCTGAAACGCACCGATGACGGCCTGGTTGAGCTTTTCGGTGTCGCCGCCAGCACCGGCATCAATCTGGGCAGGAAGCTGCTGTGATCGATAAGGCGCTGGCTCAGGTTACGGGCCTCTTGCGCGACAGCTCCGACGCCATAAAGCGCGATATGCGCCACGCTGCCCAGGCGTTTCGTATCAGCGTTGACGGTAAAGACATCGCCAAACTCATCAGCCCGCGCCTGATCAGCCTGGAACTGACAGACAACAGGGGCATGGAAGCCGACCAGTTGACCCTCAGCCTAAGCGACCACGATGGTCTTCTGGCAATCCCGCCCCATGGCGCAGTGATTCGCCTGTGGTTGGGCTGGAGCGACACCGGCCTGATCGACAAAGGCACCTACACAGTCGACGAAACCGAACACAGCGGCGCCCCGGACGTGCTCAACATCCGCGCCCGATCGACCGACCTGCGCAAGGGACTGAAAGCCAAGCGTGAGCGCAGCTGGAGCAACAGCACCTTAGGCGACGTGCTGGGCGACATCGCTATAGCCAATGAACTCAGCGCCACGGTAGCCAGCGAACTGGACGCCCTGCCCATCTTACAACTCGACCAGGCCAACGAGTCCGACGCCAACCTGCTGACCCGTCTGGGCGAAGAATACGATGCGGTAGCTACCATCAAGGCCGGCAACCTGATCTTCATGCCCGCCAACGGCGGCAAGACTGCCAGTGGCCTGACCCTGCCTCACATCACCTTGACCCGCGCCGACGGCGACCAACACAGCTTTCTGCAGGCCGACCGAGACAGCTACGACGGCGTGCGCGCCTACTTCTACGACCTGGGTAACGCAAAAAAACAGGTAGCCATCGCCGGTGGCGGCGACAACCTCAAGGACCTGCGCCACACCTACAGCGACCAGCAATCCGCCCTGCGGGCTGCCCGGGCCGAGTTCAATCGCCTGCAACGCGGTAGCGCCACCCTGAGTTACACCCTGGCCCGAGGTCGGCCGGATCTGATTCCGGAACTGACCTACACGCTCCAGGGCGTGAAGGCCGAGATTGATGAAATCGTCTGGTATGGCGGCAACGTGCAGCACAGCCTCAGCGCTGACAACGGCTACACGATGAGTTTGGACTTGGAGAGCAAGCTGCCAGAGGACACAGTTGAAGACCTGGCCGAGGAAAACAAAGGGGAATTTACCGGGGT